TTACACAATCAGGCTGTTGAGTTGGGTTTAGTATAACGATAAATATCGTTATGAAACTAGAACAATTTACTGAATCAAAACAAAATAGAGAATCAAAACTAGAAGTGGTGAAACTGCCTTTCAAAATGAAAGAACTATCACCTGTATTATCTGAAGCAAATATAGATTATCATTACAATGTATTAACCAAAGCATATGTGAGAAGATACAATGATGGTGAAGGTGATGCAGATTTTAATTACGGTGGAGCGAAACTTCACAATATGTTTTGGTTACAATTACAAGCACCTCGTCCAGGTAACAAACCAACTGGTGAAATTAAAACTTTAATAGAATCAAAACACGAATCATTTGAAGCATTCAAAAAAGAATTAATTAGATCAGCAATGACCATACAAGGTTCAGGCTGGGTGTATGTTGCCAAAAATGGTAATATCAAAACTACACCAAATCAATCATACAAAACAGACATTCTAATGCCTGTAGATATGTGGGAACATTCATTTTCGGATTATGTTCCTGCTAAAGATGCCAAGAAAAAATACATTGAAGGTATGATGAGAATAATTAATTGGGAGTCAATAAATTTAAGACTACAATCTTAAAAAAAGGAGACTAATATGATCAATCAAGTACAAAAATGGATTAATGCCAGAATCAAAGAAAGAACAACACTAGATGGTGCTCTTTTGATTGCGGCAGGAATTTGTTTTTTAATATTCAAACCGATCGCTTCGATTGTTGCTTATGCGGCAATTGTGTATGGTGGTTGGACTATTTGGAAATCAGAGTAATCACAATTTACTGATAGGAATGTCACTGGATGCATTCATACCCAAAACCTGTCTTTGTTTTACACCTTGTTGTTGAGCAAAACGTTTTGGGTCGCATTCAGAACACACGTGTTTATAAAAAGTAGATAGACGCTTTTTTTCAACTTTGCCTTTGGCTCTTTGAAATTCTTTCTCACACGCATCACATTTAAAGACATGAAACGTTTTAGTGCGTTTGCATTGGTGTTTCACACCTAGTTTGCTCACACGTTCTGTCTTGGATACTGCAATTTTTTCACCTAAATACATACAGGTATTTACATTAGCATTTGTAAAATTTCCATAAATACAACAAACGATAACATTGCATTATGGCTATTTTAACACTGACAAGCACTGCACAGACGCAAATTAAAACACTGTGCGAAAAAAACAGCAAGTATGCTGTTAGATTGGGTATTAAAGGCGGTGGATGTGCTGGTTTTTCCTATGATTGGAGTTTTGCTGATCAATCACAAATTGAATCAGGAGATGAACTAATCGAAGTTGATGGTGGGAAATTAGTGATAGATACCAGTAGTGTGATGTTCTTGTTTGGAACTGAGATTGATTACGTTAATGAAGTATTTGGTTCACAGTTTCAAATCAACAATCCAAACACCAAGAGTGCTTGTGGTTGTGGAGAAAGCATTCAATTTGATATGGACAGAGTAAATGGCTAAACAGTTTATTAATATTGGAATAGAAGGGAACGATGGTACTGGTGATAGTATCAGAGATGCGTTCAATAAATCCAATGAAAACTTTACAGAGTTATATGCTGTATTTGGACAAGGTGGACAAATAGGTTTCACTTCATTGTCTGATACACCTGATCAATTGGGTGCAAACAAAATTCCTGTAACAAACGCGGCTGGTACGGCAATTACAATGAAAGGAATATCTGGTACAGGTATTTCTGTGGACTTTACAGATCCTAACAATCTTTTACTTACAGTTAATTCAATTGATATCAGCACAGACACTGCACCAGACTTTGGTGGACCATTAAATGCCAATGCTTATGCAATTGGTAATGTAGGTATCAGTCAATCAGCAGTAGATGATTTCAACAGCACACACGGAACAAGTATCACTGAAGACGATTTAGTTATCGATAAAGGTTATGCAGATAGAAGATATCTTAGAAGTTCAGGAGTTGGTGGTGTTGCTGGAGAAGTTAGAATTCGTCCAGAGCCTGCCAATGCAACTGAATACACAAAAACAATTTCTGCCTATGTAAGTGGAAATTTAAATATTCCAACACACGGATTCACAACAACATCGAATGGTTTACCTTTTGTTTACAATTCAACTGGAACAGATGCCAACAATGTTACAAGTGGACAAAATTATTTTATTAGATATATTGATGCTAACACAATTTCTTTACACACATCATCTGCAGAAGCAACCAATGACAATGATGCTACAAGAATTAAAATTACAGTATCAGGTGGTACTGGCACACAAACAATAACTGACGGAGCATACAACAGTTCACTTTCAGGAAATTATCTTTCAACTGAAGCAATACAAAGAACATCAGCAGTAAGACGTCAAGGTGACACAATGACTGGTGCTCTTTATTTGAATGATCACCCAGGAGATTTAGCAGGAACAGGAACTCCAAATGGTGCTGACGATTTACAAGCGGCTTCAAAATTTTATGTTGACACAACATCATATGCTTCTACAACAAATTTATTTGTAAGCCAAGATGGTGATGACACAATGTCAGGAGTACCTGCTGACAAATATGGTAGATCATTGGCATATGCTTACAAAACTCTTTCTAAAGCGGCTCAAAGAGCAGAACAAATTATTGAAACATCTCCATTTGAAGCAGGACCGTACACGCAAATAATAACTTACGGTAGTGGTTCAGGAAATTCTGTAGTAGCAACACAAGGTATAACTTCACCATCAGGACAAACGCAATTAGAATTTTTAATGGCGGCAAACAGACAGTTTATTATTAAAGAAACAATTGCTTACGTAAATGCCACATATCCAAATTTTTCATATGATACAGCATTGTGTGAAAGAGATTTAGGATTAATTGCAGATTCTGTGGTTATTGATGTACTGAGTGGTTTAACAGCAAACTTACAATCTATTCAAGCAGGAAAAAGATATTACTCCAGCAACAGTGGATTAAAAGCAATCAATCAACAATCTACTGAAACATTAGGAGCAATTGTATTTGCTCAAAGTTTAGTGGTTAACTTTGTTTTAACTAACACTGCACCTGGTACTTTATACCAATCTAATGTTACACAAACAATTGATATCACTAAAGTAGTTCCTCAATCAGGAAAAGATTCTGCCAATGCTAAATTTGAAATTATAAAAGGAATTATCCAAAATTACAATTATATTGTTACAGCAGTAGATGGTAGCACTTACACATTAACAATTTCAAACGGTAACACAGGTTATGTAGATCAAAACCAACCAACCAACAAAGATTTAGTTCCAGGTAAAATTATAATAGGTAAAACTTCTGGAGCAAAAGGTGAAATAGTTTCTGTAACAGCAGGTGGATCAAACGACACTGTTGTGATGTTCTTAAGAGAACCAATTCTATTTTCAGTTGGTGAAGAAATGGAATTTGGTAACAAAGTTAAAAATAAACAAATTACAATTAGAGTTGAATCAGGAATTTACAATGAACACTTGCCTATTAAAGTTCCTGCAAACGTATCAATCAAAGGAGATGAATTTAGAAGAACAATTATCAGACCACTAGATGCAATTTCACAATCCCCGTGGGCAAATATATATTTCTTTAGAAACACAACTTTCGATGGATTAACTATTGGTACTCAAGAGTATGGTTATCACTATGCAAATGATGTAACAAAACCAATTAATACTTCAGTACCTTCAAACGATCCAGCATACAACACAGCCATTAACAACAAAGAAATGGATGTGTTCTTAATGAACGATGCTTCTGTGATTAGAAATATTACATTCCAAGCACATGGTGGTTTTGCTGAAGTATTAGATCCAAATGGACAAGTGCTTACAAAATCTCCGTACACACAAACAGCATCATCTTTTTCACAAAGTTTAAATGCAAAATCATTTAGAGGTGGTATGTATGTTGATGGATATGCAGGTAACGTTGAAATGGCAGTTACAGGAGTAACCAATGCATTCAATATTCAAGTAACGTCAGCGGCTGGAACAGGATTATTTTTACGTAAACCACAAACACCTTGTCCATTCTACATACTGGGAGCAAGATATCAAGTTGCGGCAATTACAGATTATGATCAAAGCGCCGGAACAGCCACATTATTATTGTCGGCTAATTCTAATAGTTCTAACGGTTGGGACGGCACATATGCAACACCTTATGATATTATTGTACAAACAGCAGGTAACAGATCGTTGCTTGCCAATGACTTCGTACAAATAAATGATTTAGCATACGGACTGGTTGCTACCAATGGTGGATTATCTGAACAAGTATCCACTTTCACATATTACACTCACATTGCCATGTATGCAAACAATGGTGGACAAATTCGTGCATTGAATTGTTCTTCAGCACATGGTGATTATGGATTGGTTGCTGAAGGTTCTAATCCAAATGAAAAAATTGATGCCATAACATTGGCAGACAATATGACACAACAAGGAATGGTGTTTGATGATGGTACAGTACAATACGATCAACCAGAGTTAGGCACAGCAGTGTATGTGTTTGATTTAGATTATATTCCATACAGTCAATCAGAAATAGAAATTGATCACGGTGGTGCAATAGGTATCACTAGATACGAAGTAACAAATGTTGAAACAACAACAGCACCTTCACAACCAGCCACAAGAGATGGCACAGTTTACAAAGTTAATTTAGGAACTGGCGGTTCAAATTTAACTTCTACAACCGGACTTAAAGCACCATTAGTAGATGGTCAAGTGGTTACTTTAAGATCCAGCAGATCATTTAGATTTAATGACTTGGAAGACACTGCACCTACAAGACCTTCCACAGCAATTGTATTTGATGAATTGTTATCTACTGTTTATAGAAGTATATCTTTCCAAAGCAATGACTCTATTGGAAATGCGTTGCCTGCCAATGCGGCAATTATTGGAATTGATTCACCTTTCGACACAGTAAAAATAAATGTCAACATGACTGAAGCAGTGAACAACACTTATGCAGGTGCAGGAACTACAATGGGTAATACTCCAGGTGACGTTGTTATTGCTGTTGATTTATTGACACAACCATCAGACGTAACAAGATTAAACAACGGAGATATGATTTTTGGTTGGGACGGAAAGGTACACAGAATTACAAGTTACACAGACAGAACAACATATGCCACTCTTACAATTCAAGATGTGAGTGATATCAATGCTACTCCAATAGGTGGTGGACTGCATAGTTCTATGTACAGAGCAAATGAATCTGTAAATTTAAGAGCAAACTTGGCGGCACTGGAAACAGGAACATTAACAGTTTCTATTTCAACTTGTAGAGCCACAGGACATGACTTCTTAGACATTGGAACAGGTGGATTCAACACAACAAATTATCCTAATGTGGTATTTGGTGATCCACAAGCACCAGTACAAGCATATGAAGTTGATGAACGTGGAAAAGGTAGAGTGTTCTATGTTTCAACAGACCAAGATGGATTCTTTAGAGTTGGTAAGTTCTTTACAGTTGACCAAGGAACAGGAAGTGTAACATTCTCGGCATCAATTGCTTTGAGTAACTTGGATGGTATTGGATTTAAACGTGGTGTTGTTGTAGCAGAATTTTCATCTGACACAGCAATGACTGACAATGCTTCTGACACAGTGCCAACAGAATCTGCTGTTAGAGGATATGTTAATAGAAGATTACATTTTGATCATCAAGGACAACTAGTTGGAAATCCAATTGGAGCAGGTGCTGTGGCAAGAGATGGTTCTACTCCATTCACAGACAATGTAAGTGCTGGTGGATTTAAATTACAAAATTTACAAGATCCAGGTGTGGATCAAGATGCCGCAACAAAATCATATGTGGACCAAGTCAACTATAACACAGATGAATTAATAGACAACAGAGATGTTAATATTTCAACTCCTATATCAGCAGGACAAATGTTGGTGTTCAACGGAGCAAAAAGAATTTACACAACACCAGCCAATGGTGGATTATTTACAGGTGGTCAAACAATCACTGGATCAAATTCAGCGGCAACAGGAGTTATCTATGATTTAATTCAAGAAAATGTTCCTGGTTATGGATTAGCAACAAGAATTTCATACAATCAAACTTCTGTACCAGATTTCAACACAAATGATTTAATTGATAATGGTGCAGGTGTAACAGCCAATGTGATCAATGCTGGTATAGATGAAATGGGTAATGGAATTGAAGATGCAGGATCAGACATCACAGTCACTTCCACAAGAACAAATTCACAAACAACAATCAACTTCCAACTCAATGCAGATTCGATCATAAACGCAGATGTATCACCAACAGCGGCAATCAGTCAAAGCAAATTGTCAATGCAGGCGGCAACAACAAGAGCCAATGATACAGGTATTACTCAAGCAGATTTAGGTTTAGTAAGTTTTGATTCAGGTGACTTTACAGTTACCAACGGTTGGGTTACATTAAAAAGTGCTTCAGTTGATTTAGATGATTTACCTGACTTGGCTAATGCATTCGCATTTGGTAGATCAACAGCAGGTACAGGAACACCAGAAGCAGTTTCATTTTCAACAATAGTTGGAACTGGTGGTGGACTTGAAGATGGCGATTTTGTAGCAGAAATAAGTCAAGCGGCTGACCCAGGAGATGCTTTAATTAAAACAGGTGCGAACACATATGCTTATAGCAATGTGACCAACTCAGGAGAAGCCAACAGTATTACAAAAACTGATGCCGCAGGACAATTAGATGTAACAGCATTGGGAATAGGTGGCAACAAAGTATTTGATGTAGATTCTTCAAAAGTAAGATTAACAACACAAGGTGGAATTGTTGCATATGATGTTATAGGTTCAACTACTGACAACACAATACAAACTTTCACAGGAAACGAATTTGGATTTGGCGGAGCAAGTGCATCAACATCACCAAGCAATGACAACGGATCAAGTCAAAACTCAGATCCAGCATTGGCTTCAACTTACATCTACGCAAAATATATTGAATCAGAAGGTAAAGGTGCTAACTTTACAGGTATAGCACTGGGATCAGGAAATCCTTACATTGTGGGACTAGACGAATCGTCAGAAGGTCAAGTGGCTTTTGTGGCAGACGGTGTGGTTCCAGTGATAGCAACAGCACAAGGTTTAATACCTGGTGATGACAATATGGATATTGGTTCATCATCTGGCAAACGTTATTCAACAGTGTACGCAAACACATTTGATGGTACAGCAACAAAGGCTCAATATGCTGACTTGGCTGAGAACTATCTTGCAGACAATCAATACGAAGTGGGAACAGTTTTAATATTTGGTGGAGATGCAGAAGTAACCACAACAACATTGAGAAGCGACACAAGAGTTGCAGGTGTTGTTTCTGAAAATCCAGCACACTTGATGAACGATGCACTAGAAGGTGACAATGTGACAGCAGTGGCATTGACTGGAAGAACTCCAATCAAAGTTGTTGGTGTTGTACAAAAAGGTGATATGTTGATAAGTTCAAGCACACAAGGATTTGCTACAAGAAGTACAGATCCTAAAGTGGGTACAGTGATAGGTAAAGCATTAGAAAACAAAACAGATGCCGGTGAAGGTGTCATAGAAGCAGTGGTAGGGAGAGTTTAATGGCAATACAAACAATCAATATTGGTTCAAGTGCAAACAAAGGTGACGGCGATCCATTAAGAACCGCCTTTAAAAAAATTAACGAAAATTTTGCAGAACTTGATCCTACAAACACAATCAGAGATATAAAAGGTTCTGTGTTTGGTGATGACTCAACTCTACTTGTAGATGGTGTCAACAGTTTAATACCAAGTTCAGTGTTATCTGGTAACTTACCAGCAATAGATGGTTCGGCATTGACTGGTATAACAGTCAGCTCAGTAGCATTTTCAAATGTCACTAGCAAACCAACTACGATAGCAGGTTATGGAATCACTGATGCATTAACAAGTGTACCAGCACAAACATTCGCAAGTTTAACAGGTAAACCTACAACAATAGCAGGATACGGAATTACAGATGCATTGGCATTGGGTACAAGTAGCACAACTGCTCTTGCAGGTGACACCGCTTTGTTCTCAGGTGCGTTTGCAGATTTAACAAGCAAGCCATCCACACTTGCTGGATACGGAATTACCGACGGTGCCGGTCTTGCAGATGTAATATCTGACACATCACCACAACTAGGTGGTGGTTTAGACGTACAAACATTTCAAATAGTTTCAACAACAGGTAACGATATACATCTTGCTCCTGCCAGTGGACAACAGGTAGTAATTGGTGGCACTGCTACTGACGGAACAGCAAATAGACATTTACAATTTAGTAATCCGTCAACGGCTAACCAAACACAAACAGCGGGTGGCTCTGTTGATTTTAGTGTTCGTGATTTAACTCAAGCAGGCATTTCCGATTATGCTAGAATTACAGGTTGGGCTCACGGAGAAGGTCAACCTTTAAGTGCATCTAACGATGGATCAGGCTTATTAGAATTTTATGTTCGTTCAGACGATTACGGAGCGGCTGGGCTTTATCGAATGTTATATGTTGACAATGGCGGATTAAAAGTCGCTAGAGGTAGTTTAGGTTTTGATGCAGGAACAAGTATTAATTTTGACAATGCAACAATTACTAATTTAGATTTTTCAGACATAGCAAGTAAGCCATCCACAATATCAGGTTACGGAATTACTGATGCATACACAAAAACAGAAGTAGATAATTTAACAACAACACTGGATGGTGATCTTACAGGTTCAGTATTTGGAGATGATTCAACTTTACTTGTAGATGGCA